ATGCTAAAGCATTGTTAATAATATTCATTGGAGTTGTTAAATTATAAACTGGCTCTCCTTGTTTATTGTTTGTAAAATTGTAACCAAGTTCATTTAATTTTTCTCGCATGAAATCATTTCTTAATTGTCTGCTATTTCCGAATAATTTATCTAATCCCATTGTAAATAATCCAAAATGTGCAGGATCATTTAAAGTATATTGACCATCTTTGCCTGTCATGTAAGCACCTGCACCAGTAAGATAATTTAAAAATTCATAATCATCCATTTTTTTCATCTCATCAATAGAGTAGTATTCTCTAGGAGGATCATCTGGTCTGTCATTTCGTTGTTCATCATAAGCTGATTGACCAAATTGTTCTATTGGCTGACACACACCATCAACTAACATAAAACCAGGAGGACAAGGATCAACTGGTGCATCTGTTGGTGCACTAAAATCTAATTGTGGATTTGGAAACTGTGCTGATGGATCTAATACACCTGCATTTTCTTGTTCAGTTCTAATATCATATAAAGGATTACGAAAGTTGCCTGCACTATTAACATTAGGTGTAGTATTTAATTTGCCATCTAAATAATCGTTAATAATACCTTGTGCTTGTGATCCTTGCATGAATGGAGTGAATGCCATTAATTTAATCCTTGTTGTAGAATTTTAGAAGCCAATTTTTCTTTTTCTAGCTCTGTTACATTTTGCTCTCTAACAACTTGTGTTGCGAGTTTTTGTTCATCTAAATTAAGTTTTTGCATTTTCATTTGATTATCAGCTTCTAATTTTCTATTTTTAAAATCCATGTCTGCCATTGCCTTTTGTCTACGAAGTTCTATATCTTGTTGTGCAACTTGCAGAGCAGGATCGGGTTTTTGTTCTTGTGGTTGTGGTGGTGGTTGTTGTGATGGATTATTAAAAAATTGCGTTGCATCTTTATATCCACTATTTTGCAAGTATGCTTCTATTGTATTGTAAATTGTTTGTGGAGTAACCATACCCATACCACCCATACCAATCATTTTTTCTTGCACATTTAAAACTTGTTGTAAAACTTGTAATCGTTGATCTTGGTTTCCTGTACCTAGTCCTACTTGAACAGTACAATCATAATGATCTGTCCATTCTCTCGGATTCATTGGCACAAACTGACCTCGTAATTTAACTATTCTTTCTTGATCCTGGTATTCACAAATAACAGCAAGAATATTTTTAAATATATCTTTTACTCCATCAGCAAAACTTCTTGCAATGAGCTCAATGCGTTGCGTTGAACTGTTCATCATTTGATTTACTGACTGTGCAGTTGTATGCGATTTGTTTATTGTGTCTGGATTTAATCCCATTAATTGATTTGGTACACCAGATCTTTTTTCTTTTAATTGATCTATCTTTTGCATCATTGCCAAACCTTCGTTTAAGAAGTTTGGTGCTTGTATGGGTGTTACTGCATTAGGACTTTTAACTCGTACAATGCCACCTACTCTATTAGTAAGAATGTCATCCAGATTTGCTTGTCCATCAACAACCATAGTTCTTGCGTTGTTTTGCAAATACATATTATCTAAAGTTTGTCTTGTAATAGCTGTGCTCATGTTTTGCACATCAGCCAATAAATCATACATAGATAAACCAAAAAATCTAAATGGCATTGGTATTGCTACACACATAGCAAAAGGAAGAGTATTAATTTCTTCGTTTTCTAAAATAATGTAATTGTTATAACCACTACCACCAACAATAATCTTTCTTAACTCTGCAATGCCATCGCCATCAACATCTGCTCGCATGTAACACTCTGTAATTTGTTTTACACGCATAGAAGGATCAATCATTTGTGCTTCTAAGTCAGTTGTTGCATCATCATAGGATCTTCTTACAACAGCTTCAGTATTAAAAACTTCTTCTTCAGCACTAGGTAGGTTTTCAACATCTTTTCTGTTAAAACCCATATCAACTAGCTCAGAAACAGTCTTTGTTACTCTATGAGCAATAAAGTCACAATCTTTGAGTGATTTTGCTCTGGAAGATACAAGTATTTCTTCTGGAGGAACTGCATCTATTTGGCATCTGCCATACTCTTTTGATCTTCTTAGTTCTACATCATAAAATAATTGTAGATCTTCTTCCTCAATAACTTCTGTATTTATTATTTCTACTTCATCATCAATAAGAAGTGCCTGGTATTGTGTTTCGTCTAAGTGTTTATAAGTTTCTCTTTTTTGTTGCTTACTTGTTTTCCAATAAACTTTACAAAAACCATTCTTTTGAAGCAATGCAGTCTTAAACATAGAGTGCAAAATACTAAAACCATCGTTATCTCTATTAAAAATAAAGTTACAATAGTCAGTAATCTGCTCTGAATAGGGTACATCTTCAGCATTTTGTGGCTCAAAATTAACCATCTTATCTGATTGTGTAAACATACGCATTAAACTAGGAAGCATGCTCTCTACAACTTCTAATAGATCTTGTGATACAACACTTGATCTACCTTCTACTTCGTTGCCAAGAGGCTCTCCTAAATAATATTTAAGAGCATCTTCTCGTTGTTTTGCTAAATCACTAGAATAAAACCCAAGAGAATTTGTAATCTCCTGTGATATTAATGCGAGTAATTTTGATTTTGATAATTTTGCCATTTATTTAAACTATTCCTAAATTATTGTATTCTAATTCTGTATTCCATTCGCTTGACTGATTATTGCCTACTGCAAAGTACCTGAAAGCATCTGCACTATGTGATGTCCAATCATGGACTGGTTTATTTTTTAATTCGCCTCTATCATTACTTGCCCATCGGTATTGACGAAGAGCATCTAAACCATGTTTTGTTTTTTCGTGGTCAAACCAACACCTAGATAAAACCATTCTCACAGCATTAATACCATCTTCGACAGAGAGCTTTGGAACAATAGAAGTTCTCAGTCCTAAACTTTGTGCTGTTTCTATGCGTGATACTCCAGTTCCAAGTTCTCTGACACTTGCATCATGTGGGAGGTAATGCGTATCGTATATGTACTTTTTCTCATCAAGAACAGTTGCATAAAATTCTAAACTTTCGCCACTATCTTCATAGTAATCAATGATATGAAATGCACTTCCCTTTTGTTGCACAAACCATATTGCAGTTTTATCTGCTATTCCTAAATCCCAAAATGTATTAACTTTAATACCGAGCTCGTAAGGAATTTTTGTTATGCGTTTTTCCTCTTCTGCTTTTGCAATGCCTTTTGAATAAATTGAGCCTATAGCTGAACTGTCAAAAGAGCATTCGAATTCTGCTTCAAATATTTCTTCTGGCATTAAGGCTCTAGCCTCATTAAGCTCTAGCTCTGAGATAATATTCGTTGTACTTGCTTTAAATGTTTCTGCATACCAATCGTCTTGATGTAATGCATGGTCATATAACTGGTGGAAGCTGTTATGACCTTGAGGAGTACCAATAGCAATCATAAAGCCTTCTCTATCGGATAAAGCAGGTCTAATTACTTCAGTCCATAATCTAGGAGGCATTTGAGCCACCTCATCGAGTACAACTCCATCAATGTATAAACCTCTTAAACTGTCTGGTCTTTCGCATCCTAATAACTGTATTCTTGCACCATTCGGTAAATCTGCTCTAAGCTCAGTTTCGTGGTAAGTAACATCTGGTAAGACACCAGTATATTCTTTGACATAATCCCAAGCAGTTCTTTTTGCCATTGAGTATGTAGGAGCTAGATAATAGTATCTAGGTCTTGGCAATGTATTCTGCATTGCTTTTTTCAGCAGTTCATTAATACAAAGTACAGTCTTGCCAAATCGTCTATGACAGACAAGGACATTAAATCGTTTTAAATTCTTATGGACAGCTTTTTGATGTTCTCTAGGTTTGTAGGGTATGACAATTTTCACACATCCTTACTTCCTTGCTCTAAAATATCTTTCATACTGGCAACATCGTTTCCACTTACAACACCTTTTCCTGCTCTATCTGGAAGATGCGTTTTTTTTGATAAAGCTAAGACAAGTTCTTTAAATGGATCGACAGTTTTCTTTTTAGGTTTTGTTTTCTTTTTCATAAAATTTCCGTTAGAGGTGGTTTTTGTGTTAAAATGGGATGGCATTAAAATAAACCAGACCATGTGGGGTTATTTAATTTATTTTTTGCAGATTATCAGATAATCAATAAATCATCAGATGTTATAAAAAATATCAGATATTATTAATAATATTAATTAACCAAAATCCGACCATAAGTATAATTTTTGAGGCATAGCCTAGAATAATATACTTGGTATTGTAGTATGTAATTAAAATAATGGCTGTTTTCTGCCATTTTCCTGGATGTTCCTGTTTTGTTCCTCACATGAGAGCTCTGGGAAAAAAAAGATCTTTTTCCTAATTAATTATTACAATCCCTACCTTTTCTATCTATCCCTATCTTTATCAAACCATAATTAACTAAACAATTCATATACTTTTCAGTAGTTTATTATCTAGTTTCTTTCCTAGTTTAGTAGGAAGTGTGCTTCTTATAGTCTTACCTCTATGCTTCCTATCAACAGGAAGTATATTTCTAGTCGCTTGCCCAACTAATCTCTATCTTCTTATCGTCTGCATCAGTAATGCTTAAAGTTTGCTTCTCAGTACCATACTGCTTCGGAGCAAGTTTACCTGCCTGCCATTGTATGTTCTTGGAATATATCTCTAACAGTTTTACTTCTGCCATTGGTATATTCTTTTTATCCAGAGCATTCTCTATCTTCTCATCTACTTTACTAATCAGCATCTCTATCCCTGCTTCTTTGCTTTTGTAGTAAGCATCTCGGAGCTTATCATCTTTGTCCATCCATGCCCTCCAGGAAGGATAAGTAATGCCACACTTTGCAGTTGCATGCTTAATACCAATACCTTGAGATAATAAAGTTAATACATCCTTAACAATAGTCTTAGAGTATTTAGTCTTACGACCTCTAGTTTCTTTCTTTTCTGGTAATGTGTTCATTAATGTATTGTTGTTGATAGTTCTCTTACAATAGGATCTGCTTGGTTTTCTATTTTAAATGCTTCAGCAAAGTCCATAGCTTCCTGCTCGCTTTCAAAATTAATAAACCTAATAATAATCTCTGGTTTCTTTGTCTCTGGATTTTTAACCATAAACATTGAACAGTTAAGATCGTCTAGTAATTTGTTCATATAATAAATATCGTATGTCTGTCGCTGTTAAATAATGCGTGTGTTTTTTTATGTCTTTGTAAATTCTTAATATTTCAGATGGTTGCCAATTTGCATAGGAGCATACAAGATCAAAGTCTTTGCTCCCTAACCAATCTATTGCTTCTCTTTGATATTTGACATTTAACCTGCTCGCCCATAAAAATTTACCAAGAGCATCTGTTAAACCCTGCACCAGAACAGACTTAAATAATAGTTGTTCTTGCATATAAAAAAAGCCATCTGTTTGATGGCTATAAGAGTTTTCGTAATTTATGTGATTATATTAGTTTTTATAGATTTACGATCCACTTGTTAATAGAAACAAATACAGAACTACATATCAAATATAATTATTAATCTATCTAATGCTTCTCTGAGTTCATCCATTCTCTTTTTAGCAGGATTATTCTCTATAATAACAACCCATAAAATTTTACTCAGCTTCCCTAATTCTTTATCAACAAAACGAAAATCACTCTGTGCATCAAAGTTTTGTATAATAAACTCTTCTTTAGTGCTGTTACCTAAGTTTTCTTTTAAACTAGCTGTTATTCTCTGTCTAATGTTAGAGCTCTCAAACTTATCTTCATATTTTCTGCCTGCCCAAAATCTTTTACTATTATTCTCTTTGTTATGTATATCTAACAAATCTCTTGCAAAATAATTTTCTAAGACTGACTTATGCTCTTTTTCTAAATGTCTATCTTGACCATAAGCAACCAATCTAAGTCTTTCCCCATCTACTTTTCTAACAAATGTATTAGATTTATCATCTCTAATTAATGCTTGAGCTCCAAGATCAATAGTATGTTTATTTTTTTTCTTTCTTTTTACCATGCTTTGTATTCTTCTTCTGTAATTAGACCTTCATTTTTCATTTTAAGCACCATGTCATCTGATATAGATAGATGCCTTCTTCCTCTTTTTACCCATGATACCCATTTTTTATAGTCATCATCTTTTATTAACCTCATACCAGAATATTCATCTTCATTTTTAACTGGCAATTCCTCTTCCCATCTTGCTTGATTTATCCATGTAGCAAAATGTGGAACAAACTTAGGATCATCTACTGATGAGCATAATTCATTATATTTTTTTATAATTGTTTCAGATTTTACATCCTCTGGTATCTTCCAAAACGATGCTTCAGCCACTTTTTTAGAGCCTCTTTTGTAAGTTAATTTATCCCATATATTATTAAATATATCATTATCACTATCACTATCAGACGATGTCGTTACGATATCGTTATTCTTAGTTCTTTTATTGTTATATTTTTTATTAGCCTGGAGAACTTGGTCTTTCTTTTTTCTAGCAATTTCGTACTCTTTTTGCTGTCTTTCATTAAAGTACGACTCAATACCTATATCGTTTTCTTTTAAAATAAATTTTGATTTTAATATAAAATAGAGGTCTTTTTTCTGCTCTTCCCA